CTAAGTTAGGATTCACAACTGAGGAGATATCTGCATCAACTGAGGCAGTATCAAACTTTGCATCTGCAACTGGATCAGATCTTGCATCTGCATCAAAAGTGGCTGGATCAACATTGAGAGCATTTGGTTTAGATGCAAGTGAGATGGAGAGAGTAGTTTCTACTCTTGGAGTGGCCACAACAAAGTCAGCACTTTCATTCAGTACATATGAGACTGCGATGTCAACCATTGCACCAGTATCGGCAACATTTGGATTTAGTGTTGAGGAGACAACTGCACTTCTTGGAACTTTGGCAGATGCTGGATTCGATGCATCATCATCGGCAACTGCAACCAGAAACATTCTTTTAAACCTGGCTGATGCGAATGGAGATCTTGCAAAAGAAATAGGAAGACCTATAAACGGAGTCGAAGACTTAGCCGATGCATTTGGAGAACTTGAAGACAAAGGAATCGATCTCGGTAAGGCACTTGAATTGACAGATAAAAGATCTGTAGGTGCATTCTTACAGATTGTAAAAGGATCAGATAAATTGGTACAATTTAAAGACTCGATCACAGATGTGAATGATGAGCTCGAAGACATGGCAGAAAAGAAACTTGATTCAGTTCGTGGTCAAGTCACTCTTCTTGGATCTGCATGGGAAGGATTCATTCTCGGTCTTGATGATTCTGCTGGTGCATCTGAAACACTCAAGGAAGCAATAGGATTTTTAGCCAGAAATCTGTCAACAATTTTAGGATTAGTTTTTAAAGTTATAAAAGCATTTGTTATCTATAAGGGTACAATGGTGGCGTTGAACACTATACAATTTATCACAAACACAAGTTTCAAAGAACTTGGTTTGATGATTGCAAAACTAATTCCAGGCACAAAGGCATACACCTTACAACAGAAACACCTTGCACGAGCATCAAATGAGGTCGCAGTAGGCACTCAGAGAATGGGTAAGGCAATGAAAAACGTTCCTTATCTTTTAATTATTGGTCTCGCTATAGATTTTGCAATGGCTCTATGGGAAGGTGTAGATGCAAGTGCAGAACTACAAAGACAAGAGGAACTCCGAGCCCAACAAGCAAAAGACAATAAGGCAGAATTTTTAAAGTTTAGTGACGAAAGAAAAGAAGTATTTGATGAGAATATCGAAAAATTAATTGAAGAGAATGATCTTGAAAAGGCACTTGGTAAAAATAAAAACAAACAAGCATCTCTTGATGTAAAACTTGCGAAGCAAAAAGTAGATTTAGTTGATGAAAATATTGCACAACTTGAAAAACTAATTGAACGAGAAGAGGATCAAATTGACAAAGAAATAGATAGAATTGCTCGTCTGATTTCTCAAGGAATTATAAAAAACAAACAATATGACATTGAACAAGATACTCATGTCAAAAGATTAAGAGCATCTCAAGAACAAGCCAGGCTGGATATTGAGTCTTTCAAAAAATTGCGAGAAACCTTTGAAATAAAAAAGAAAACTATTGAAGAGGAGAACAAAGGCAAAGGAACGGAAAGGACAAAGACGTTGAACACAGAACTAAAAAAATCTAATGAATACCTATCACAACAGATTAAACTTTTGCAACAACTTCAAAAGATAGAACAAGACAGAGAACTAATCAAACAACAAAGAGATATCGATGCCGAGTTCAACAAACAAATTGAGAACATCAAAAAGACTGGAGAGTTTGATGCCGATCAATTGAATCAACTTATAGATGAGAAGGTCGAGACAGAAACTCGATACATAGAACAAAGAACTGAGAACGCTAAACAATCAAGACTTGATCAATACGATTTTGAACGTAAAGCCAGAGAACAAGCACTTGAAGATGAGAGAGATGCATTGCTCGATAAGGCAATCGATGATCAAGAAGCACAAGATAAGATCAACGCAAATTATAAGACCAGCCAGACTAAACTCAGTAATGAAGAAATTGATCGGAAGGCCGATGTTGATCTTGAACTTGAGATCATGGAAGAGGAAAAAGTCAATAAGATTTTAAAGATTCAAGAGGAAGGATATAAGTCATCTGAGGATCTTCTCGAACAATTTACTGATGAGGTAGCATCCTATGATCAGAAACAAATTGAGAGAACTAAAGAAACTCAAAAGACCATAAAAGAAATAGTCAAAGGTGGTGCAGATTATTTCATACAACAATCTCAAAGAAAGATTGATCAGATCAATAAAGAAATAGCAAAGGCCACAGAGCAATACGATTACTTTAAACAACTTGCAGTCAATGGTAATATTGATGCAAAGGAAAGTTTAGCAGAACAACAGAAGATTATAAACGAAGCAAACAAAAAGAAACTTGAGGAAGAGAAGAAACAACAAAGAATCAGAATGGCTGAGTCTGTATTCAATACTTACTCCAGCAAAGTAGAATCTGGTTCTAAGAATCCACTTGCTGAGACCATCAGAGACACCTCTCTATTGTTGCAATTCATAAACTCGATACCAGCATTCTTTGATGGTACAGAGGACACTGGAGCAAATGGTCAAGGTGTAGATGGTCGAGGAGGTTTCCATGCAGTCCTTCATCCGAATGAGAGAGTAGTTCCAAAGTCACTGAATCAACAAATCGGAGACTTAACCAATGAGGAACTGACTAAGATCGCAGTGGATTATAAGAATGGTCGAGTGGTCGAAGGTGCGACACAGATGACCTCATCGATGGATCTGGCTATCTTAGTAAATGAATTGACTGACATCAAGAAAACTATAGAGAACAAACCAGAGACGAACATCGAACTCGGTGAGATCACTCAGTCAATGATGGAGGTCGTAAAGTCCACAAGAAAAGGAAACACAATTGTCTACAACAGATACAAAATAAAAAAGTAAATGAGACACTTTATAAATGGTATAGAGATTGCACCAAAGAACTTGACAGAGATCGGAGTGGTATCTACATTCACAGATGATCCAGATATTCTATCTCTATCTGTAGACTCTGTTATTCTACCAAGAGAGGGGAAGGATATCGTACAGAACCACATTGAAAACGTGGGACTATTCGAGGGTATTCCTTACTCTGTACAGATGGATGATGGTGTGACTATTGAATACTATATTGATTTACTTGATGGAGTTAAAGTCAGACAACATGAGATCGAAGTCAACCTCAAGAAAAGAAAATCGAAAGACAACTTTTTTGAGAGAGCTCGTGGATCATCCTTTGAATTATTAAAGG